CCGTGCATCTACGCATACAAAGACGGATCGACCCCGCAATGGTTTGGTCCAACTGATGAAAAAACCGTTTGGGAATTAAAGAAGGAATCGAAAAACGATTTTCATCCAACCCAAAAGCCAGTTGAATTGCCAGAAAGAGCAATCAACAACAGCAGCAAATTGGGGCAGATAATTTTAGATCTGTTTGGTGGATCTGGAAGCACTTTGATTGCTTGCGAAAAAACAGGTCGCAAAGCCCGTCTGATGGAACTAGATCCCAAATACTGCGACGTAATCGTCAAGCGTTGGGAAGACTTCACCGGCAAAAAAGCGGTTCTGGAAAAGGTTTAATGGAAATCTTAAACTGCCAGAAACCAGCCGGTATTGAATCGCTGCGGCAAAACAGAATCGCGATCAAAGCTATCGAGCGGCAGACCGGCTTGGAGTTCTTGTCGATATCAGACCAAGAGCCTTCCCGCATTGATGGGTTCATCTTCGATCCGTTCAAAGGGATCATAACCGGAATTTATGAGGTCAAAACTCGCAGCTATGGTCTCCACAAGCTCCAGACCACATTTGGAAATGAATGGATGATCAGTTGGTCTAAGATCCAAGCGGCTCTAGAAGTCACCAGACGCACAAAGCTTCCGTTTTACGGAGTGCTGCATCTGCTGGATGACAACATTGTTATGATGGTTGAGATCTTTAACCGCAATGCGTCTTGGGCGGCAAACCATAAGGTGGAAGACCGTCTTGTTAATGGAATAAAAGATCGCATGGCGTTAATCAATATGGCTACCGCTATGCAATATAAGATGAACCAACTATTCTGATGACAGACCTAGAGCTAGAGATCCTAGAGTTCCGACGACAGTTATGGCGACCGACTCCACGGCAGTCTGTTGTCGAGTGGGCCGAGAGCAATCTGACTCTAAGCCAGCGGCAGACCGAGCATCCCGGACCTTTTAGTACAGCGGTCAGACCATATTGCCGAGAACCGTTGGAATCTTGGAAAGATCCAGCGGTCTCCGAGGTTACTTTGTGTTGGGGATCTCAGACCAGCAAAACGACGACGCTGATGGCCGGTCTCGCTTGGTCCATCGACGTAGAGCCGTCTCCTGCGCTGTGGCTTATGCCGAGTGAGAACTTAGCGCGGTCTTTCTCTAAGAGTCGATGGCTCCCAATGCTAGAAGACTCTCCTGCTATGGTCGCGCGGTTCCCGACAGACAAAGACCAGATCACCAATCTGGAGCAGCAATTCGACCGCTGTACCCTGACGTTTGTGGGGAGCAACTCACCGGCAAATCTAGCGTCCCGTCCAGTCAGAATCCTAGTGGCAGATGAGGTAGACAAGTTTGCTGATGCGACTGCAAAGGAAGCTGATGCTCTGGATCTTGCCGAGCAGCGACTCAAAGCGTTCAGTAGCTCTAAAGCGTTCTTCACCTCAACTCCAACAACCTCCGAGGGGAGAATCTGGCAGCGATATCTACGAGGGGACCAGCGGAGGTATTACATCCCGTGCCCGTACTGCCGCGAGCATATCAAGCTGGAGTGGCGACAAGTCACTTGGGAAAACGAGAAGCTTGAGGACGGACGACCCGACTGGCAGCGCATCCGTACCACCGCCCATTACGTCTGCCAACTCTGTCAGGGCAAGATAAGCGACAGCCAGAAAGTCGCAGGGTTACGGCATGGCAAGTGGATCTCGGAAAATAAAGCCAGCCTCCCAAGCGTAAGGTCTTATCATCTTTCTTCGCTGTATTCCCCAGATCGAAAGTGTACTTGGGGAAACCTTGCTGTCGCTTTCTTGGAAGCCAAAAGCTCAATGATGGGATTGCAGGGATTTATCAACGGTATGTTAGCGGAACCGTGGGAAAATCAGGAGACCCAACAGGACCGAGTCGAGATTGTCTCTGATGCTGGCATCCCTGAAGCCAGACGCTACCTGACCGCTGACGTACAAGCTGCGGCTCCTTTTTTGTGGTGGGTCTGCCGAGAATGGAGCAAAGGCAACTCTAGACTTGTTGGAGCGGGTCACGCTGATGATTTTGCCGCACTCCGCAGGATACAGTTACAGTACAACGTCCACGATATGGATGTTGGCGTTGATTCCGGTTACAACACGCAAGCGGTGTACGATGCTTGTGCGGAGTTCTCGCAGAGCAGCGGAAGCCCAATAAACTATCCCTGCGGTCTTAGGTATCCACCAGAGGGAGGTCTGCGAAAGCCAATGCTAATCGGATGGTTACCGATGAAAGGCCGAGAGACTGGAGCTAGATTTACCAGCAAGACCGGCTCAATCCATCCCTTTGGAATTACAACGTCAACCTCGATGCGGACTGACGCTGTGCAACCGTTGCTTGTCTTTGATACCGAGCATATGCGGGAGGTGCTCCAGCGGCTCCGTAAGGGAAGCGAGACGCATCAATGGAGTGTTTGTAGCCTACCCGCTCCGCTAGACGCTGAAGGGGCTTTTGCGAGCGATTCCGACACCTATTGGAAGCACTTAGACAGCCATCTTCTCAAGCCAACGGCTAACCGCTCCGGTAGGATCAAACACTTGTGGTTTAAAAGAAACACTCGTTGGCCGGACCATTTGCACGATTGCGAGATCATGCAACTTGCTATGGTTATGTTGTGGGGAGACCTAACTTCCAGTACCTCGGAAAATTCTAGTGGTTGACAAACTTGCGGCTCTGTTGATAGTCCGCCCAAGTGTTCACATACACAGTAGCAACTAAGCGGAGTTACTTGCGTACGACCTACGCGAGCAAAGCTGCTTTGACACTGCTTGAGGCTTTGACGGCAAAGCTGACTGTTTCCGCTAACTCAATGGAGAGCGGGAATGTGGTCCGCAGCACTTCTAGCTCTGACGTTTCCGTTGAGTTCGCTGAACCCGGTAAGGGTACGGCAGCACCAATTGAGATGCTGCAAATGTGGGAGTCTCTGCTAACCGATTACGATTACTCGGTTACACTTTTGGCTGGTGATGGGATCGCTAGTCCCACCGATCTTCAGATCTACAACAAGATGCTGACCGCAGTTCTGGTTTCAACCACTAGGTATTATGGGGATTTCACACAATTCCGCCGTGAAGCCACAACCCGAATGAGCTAATGGGATTTCTTCAAAACATAGCGAACAAGTTGTTTCCTGCTCCCGTAAACAAATACGAAGGAGCCGGTCAGTCTTTGCGTCGTTCGTATCTCGACACCTCCTACACTTCTGCGCGGTTTGACGTTACCAGTTCGACTCGTCAAGCTATTGTCCGCAAGTCTCGCTTTTTCGAGCAAAACAATGCTGTACTGAATAGGCTTGGAGACTTGTTTGAGAGCTACACCGTTGGCTCTAGCTTCTCGGTTCAACCAGCCTCTAGTGATTCTGCTTGGAACCTGAAAGCCAAGAAGTGGTTTGATGTTTGGTCTAGATATCCCGATATCGGTTCCCGTCAGTCGTTCTCCACTTTGATGGGGCAAGCCGCTCGCGGTTGGTTCTACGACGGCGAGTCGTTCTTGTTGTTGACCAAAGGAGAGACCGGCAAACCTCGATTGCAGTTAATTGAAGCTCAATCCATTGCCACTCCGGCAGGGATGCAAGCAGACGAGACTGTGTTTGACGGTATCCGGTTTGATCCTCGTACCGGACGAGCGATATCCTACTTTATTGGATCGGAAAAAACTCAGGGTAACCTGACTGATATTCGCTCTATTCCTTCTGACTCCGTAGTCCATATCTACGAACCGAATCGTCCCGGTCAGCTTAGAGGTCTTCCGTTTGTCTCCGCTGTCATCAACGATCTCCACGATCTCGATGATCTGCAAAAGCTGGAGATGGAAGCTTGTAAGCTTGGTGCTTCTGTGGCTCAGATCGTTAAGACTGACGCTGGTGAAGTCCAAGCGAGCAACCTCCGCGCTGGTACTGCTGGAGCAAGCGTAAACACCGCCGAGAACTATTACGAACAGGTTTTTGGATCTGGCGTTAAGGTAATGAAGAACGGTGACAGTTTCGAGCAGTTTGCGACCGAGCGTCCCGGTGTAAATATGCGCGAGTACTGGCGACAACTGACCGAGAAAGTCTGTGCTGGCGTTGGTATCCCTTACGTTCTGGTTTACCCAGAGTCAATGCAGGGGACTGTTTATCGCGGTGCGCTAGATATGTCGTCTGTATGGTTCCGCTCTCGCCATCAAGTTATGGCTTCAGCGGCTCGTCGTATTTACGAGTACGCGATGGAGTACGCGATCAAGAATGATCCTACGCTAAACGACGCTCCCTCAGATTGGTACGAAGTCTCAATTACCGCTCCGCGCTCCCCGAATGTTGACGTTGGCCGTAACTCTGCGGCTCAACTGGCAGAGCTAGAAGCCGGAGTTGTAACCTTTGACGAGGTCTATGGTGCGCGTGGTCTTGATTGGCGTTCTGCTTTAGAGTCAAAAGCCCAACAAGCTTTGTTTGTACGTCAACTCGCTGCAAAGTACGGCGTTGATGTATCTGAGATTTCGGTGATTCAGAAAGAGCGTCCCGCAACTAGTGTTGCAACTGCTATTGACATTGAAGGCGATCCTTCTGAATCTCCGTCTCCAGTTGCTCCGTCAGAAGGTGGGTCGCAACCTGTTGTTTTAGAGCAGGAAGAGATTACCGCTACCGTCAAAAAGACTCGGAAACCAAAAGCCAAGAAAACCGAATGAGTTTTACAAAGAAGTCAGATTGGCTTTACTTCGCTCCGGCAAACGCTGCCGGTGATCCTGCTACTGTTCAGATATTCGATCAGATTGGCGAAGACTGGTATGGTGGAAGCGGTCTATCTGCAAAGCAGTTTTCTGATGTACTCAACGAGATTGGCAATGGTCCGCTGCTCGTAGAGATTAACTCTCCCGGCGGTAATGTCTGGGATGGTTTGTCGATCTACAACCAGTTGCGCGGTCGCAAAGCTCCGGTGACCACTCGCGTCGTTGGTATTGCGGCTTCCATTGCGTCAATTATCGCTCTTGCTGGTGATCGCGTCGAGATGGCTGATGCCGCTCTGATGATGATCCACGATCCGTCAGGGATGGCTTCTGGTACTTCCGAGGATATGCGGAAGATGGCTGAGGCTCTTGATCAACACGCCGAGGTGCTGGTTGGAGTCTATCACAAGAAGACTGGTCGCTCCGCTGAGTCTATCCGCGCTGCGATGAAAGCGGAAACTTGGTTTACTACCGCTGAAGCTCTGGCTTTTGGCTTGGTTGACAAACCCATCAAGCAGCTTGCAATGGCTGCTAAATGGCATCCTCGGGCTGTCACAAAGACTGCTCCTGAGACGGTCAAGAACAACCTCCGTCGAGGTCTTGAGCAATACGAGGAAGGTCTCGCTGGCGACGGTCTGGAACCAGCAACTGTCACCGATGCTAAATCGCTTGTTGCAGGAGAGGCTCCAACCGAAAATAAGATCCGCAAAGCCAACGCTTGGTGGGGACGCAACGACCGATTCTTGGAAGCAGAACCTAATACTCCTGCGGATGTAGCGGCAAACCTCTGGGGAGGTGCTGCTGGCCGCGATTGGTTCTCCGCACTCTTTGCTCAACTAGAAGAGCCGTCTGATACCAATACAGACAAAACACTTTCGACTGATGGCGAAAAAACCATCAACGATTCTGGCGTGGACTCCACGCCGCAACCAACACAACAACCCGACACAAATATGTCCGATACTGCTACTACTGTGACGGCTGCGGCTGCTCCTGCCGCTCCCGTTGATCTCACCGCGATTCTTGCAAAGCTTACCGCTTTGGAGGCTTCGATGAAATCCAACACCGCCGCTCCCGCTCCTGATCCGGTTCGTCCCGTGATTGTGAACTTGGGTAACCCGCTGCTGGAGAAGCACAAGAGCCTCCGCGCTGGTGCAGAGCGTCAGCGTTTCCTGATTGAGAACCACAGTGAGCTATTGCGCCAGAGCGCGATGATGGCTCCTCAGAACAACACGTTCACCGGCTCTTTGGTTGTTGATTATCTCGCGGATGCAATCATTACCGTTGCGACCTCAAAGTTGGCGATGATCTCCAGCTTTACCCGCAACGTTGGTTTGGACAATTTGCGTCCGCGAGCAATCGTGCGAGTCAAAAAGTTCACCGCTGGTGATGACGTTGTCCCCAACGCGACCAACTTTGAGGACAGCGCGGCCAACAATTCCACATTGGAGGCTACCTCGGTAACTGTTCAGCAGTTGACCAAAACCTTTACCGTGAATCAGCAGGAACTGAATCAGGGTTTTGCAATTAGCGACTTGGCTCAGGGTTCCGCTGAGATTTTTGCTCTTGGTATTTCCAAGAAGGTCACCGCTCAGATGACCACCGCGCTGTTTGGCACTCCTGTAGTTATTGGTACTGGTGCTGCTTTTGACAGTTCCGATCTTCCTGCAATCTTGGCTCTTGCCAAGAATTACCGAAATAAGCTCCTTCTGTTGGACGGCGGACACTTGGCTCGTTTGATGTTCTCCGGTCAGTTTACTGCTTCTGCTGGAACCAATCCGTTCCCTGATTCGCGTTATGGTCCGTTGAACAACGGCTACTTCGGATTTGCTAACATCTTGGAGCAAAACGATTGGACTGGTGCCTCCACCAACGCTGCTGGTTTTGTCTGCGGTCAGGACGCTATCGCAATTGCGAGCGGTCTGCCGGTTGGGATGATTGCTGGTGAGTTTGTGGAACAGCGTAGCGTTGACTTGAGCAACGGTCTTTCTGTGTTGCTGTCTGTCTGGTATTCCCGTGCCACTCGCGCTCACATGGCTTCCTACGATATCATGTTCGGCGCGGCTGCTGCGGATACTACGCAAGCCGAGGTTTTGACCACCTCCTAATCCTTAAGGATATGCGCATTGCAACAACCATAGCAGTGGACAAGACCGGCAAAACTAAATTGCTGGCTGGTCCCGAAATTGATGCGACTCTCCAACGCACTAATTTCAACACTGTTTCTGTTCC